TACACCTTAAAGAAGAATTGGGCAAGGCCAAACACGATAGGGATCGTAAGAGTATACGCAGGATTATTGCTGATTCTCGTAAACTAAACAAGACACTAAAAGAAATGCGTAATGCTACAACCAAACTGTGTCCACATTGCGGAGAAAAACTATGAACTCAGTCGATATGGCTAACAATTTAATCTTTAGAGCAAAGAACTTACATGAGTTTGTTGTTACTACAGAAGTTCCTGAAAACTTTAGACTGAATGGTGTAATTCCTTTTAATATACACATCGCCGAAGGAATACTCGAAGCTAAGATATGGGCCATAGATTTCAACGAGGCTGTGCATAGACTAAATGAATTTCTGGAGGCCAGCAAATGAAATGGTTTCTAAACTTTTTAGAACGAGTAGAACGTAAAAGAATCATAATGGATCGTATAAACGATCAACCATATCTCGAAAGATATTATGTCTTTCTAAAAGATAGAAATTGGTTTCCGTTTAATGTGTTTATTCACAAGTTTCTTAAATCAGATCCGGACGATGTTCATGATCATCCCTGGCCATATGCAACACTAATACTTAAAGGCGGTTATTATGAATGGGTTCCTCAATTTGACCAACAGGGTCGTAAATTTGGTGAGATATGTAAATGGCGAGGACCCGGCCATTTTCGTATATGTAGGGCTAACTCTTATCATCGTATTGAGCTTGATCCTAGCGTAACTGCATGGACATTGTTTATGCCCGGTCCCCAGAAACGTGAATGGGGGTTTTTAGTAAATAACAGATGGATTCATAATGAAACATATCTATCTGTAAGGGCTAAAAATGCAAAAAGTTAATATGGGCGAAAAATGGCGTAGCAGCAACTTTGAAACTTTTCAAGTTATCGACACAGTTGTAATAGAAGATCAAACTTGGATACATTATAAACGCATTAAAGACAGTCTCGAATATTCGTGTCTAGAAGAAAGTTTTATACATAGATTTTTCAGAGATTTATCAAATGAACGTTGTTAATTTAACCTGGAACTCACAAGAAAATAAATGGTGGAATGCAAGTTGTGCCATGGTCATTGAACATTTTGGATTACCGGGTAATCGATATACTACTGAAGTTTCTGCAGACTATATGAAATTCTTTTTTAAAACAGAACAAGATGCATTAATGTGTAATCTATTACTAAGTGATAGACTATGATAAAATATCTAATAGGATTTGCGGTAGGATTTCTGTTGTGGATATTGATACTTAGTCTAACTCCAATGCCCGAATACAGAGTATACGACTGCGGTATAGCCGAATGGCATCCTGACATTCCCATGGAAGTAAGGAAGCAATGTCGAGAACTCAAGCAACAAGAATGGAAGAAAGAAAATGAAGGAAAAGTTCAAACAAACCTATATGAAAACCGCAAAGGTGTTCGCAGAACTTAGTCATGCTAAAAGACTTCACGTTGGTGCTATTGTGGTCAAAGATGATCGTATCATTTCAATTGGCTACAACGGTATGCCGGCGGGTTGGGATAACAACTGCGAAGATAGAATATATGATAGCGGTGCTGGCGGATGGCTTAGTCCGGAAGAATTTGATGCACTATATCCCTATACAGAATACAACGAAGATGCAGAAGAAGAATACAGATACGGATTAAAAACCAAACCAGAAGTACTTCATGCAGAATCAAATGCTATTGCAAAACTGGCGAAGTCTAATGACAGTGGGTTTGGGGCTGATATTTTTATTACTCACGCCCCGTGTATTGAATGTGCCAAACTTATATATCAGTCTGGCATTAATAGTGTTTACTATGGTGAGAACTATAGAGATGATGCTGGGATTGAGTTCCTTAAAAAATCAGGAGTTAACATTGAAAAATTGGACAGTTGAACTACAAGACGACCCCGAAACAGGTGACTTAATATTGCCCTTCCCCGAAGATATGCTCAAAGAAACGGGCTGGAAAGAAGGTGATGAATTAATTTGGACTGATAATAAAAATGGTTCTTGGTCTTTAGCAAAAAAGAGTGTATAATAGTAATATGAATAATAAAGAAAAAGAAATTCTAGACATTACTCAAGAAGAATGTGCAGAAGTAATTGTTGCTATTAGTAAAATTAATCGCTTTGGTTTAGATAATGTTAAACCAGGTAAGCCACTTACTAATAGACAGCATTTGGCGGAAGAGCTAGGAGATTTACAGGCCATGATCAATCTTTGTATAGACCACAATCTAGTAGACAAAGAAGAAGTGATCATTGCCGCCGACAACAAGATTGCTAAACTAAAACAGTGGTCAAATATTTTTGAAGGTGAAATTAACGTATGAGTAAGATTAAAATTGCAGAGTTGTTTTACAGCATTCAAGGTGAGGGACGCTATATGGGTGTTCCTAGTGTATTTCTACGCACATTTGGTTGTAACTTTAAGTGTGCTGGGTTTGGTATGTCGCGTGGTGAATTGAGTATGGAGGCTGCTGGTATTGCAGCTACACATTCATTAGTTACACCTTTTCAAAAGTATGAAGAGCTTCCACTAGTTAGCACAGGTTGTGATTCTTATGCATCTTGGATGCCAGAGTTTAAAGATTTGTCGCCAATGCTTACTAGCGAAGCAATTACAGATCGTATTATGGAAATTATTCCGCATAACGAGTGGAAGGATGAACACTTGGTTATTACAGGTGGCGAACCTTTGCTGGGTTGGCAACGTGCTTATCCAGACTTGCTTAACAATTCTAAAATGAAGGCGTTGAAGGAAATTACATTTGAAACAAATGGTACTCAAAAACTTACTCCGGAATTTAAAGAATACTTGAGAAAGTGGAATAGCGAAGTGGGTAAAGAGCTTACATTTTCAGTAAGTGCTAAACTTCCTGCAAGTGGTGAGAATTGGTTTGAGGCTATTCGCCCAGAAGTTGTTTGTGAATACGAAGAAGTAGGTACAGCATATCTTAAATTTGTAGTAGCAACAGCAGAAGATGTTATCGATGCAGAACACGCTGTTGAGGAATTTAAAGAAGCGGGATTTAAAGGGCACGTTTACTTAATGCCAGTGGGCGGAGTGGAAAGTGTATATACACTTAACGCAAAGAATGTAGCACTAGCGGCAATGAAGCGTGGCTGGCGCTATAGCGATAGACTACAAGTTCCATTATTTAAAAACGAGTGGGGTACATGATGCTAACAAAATTCTTTAAAAAAATAATGGGTATTGATAAACTAGAGCAACAACTTATCGATACCAAAACAGCAATAGATGAAGCTACAAAACTAGCTGATCAGAAGGCTGATGAAATTACCCTAGCCGAAAAGAAAGCAAATCTTGCTCTAGAGCAAGAAGAATCGGCCAAGTTAGCACCAAAAGATCGGGCTACTAGGCTCAAAGAACCATGGGTAGGTGTATTAAATACACACATAAACAAAGACAATATTAGGAATGGCTTTTTTGAGCTTGACTGGAACGATCATTTTGTGTTAAAATTAAAGCAAGAGGGCTATGGTTTCGACGGTGATAAAGACGAAGAGATTGTAGATCGTTGGTTCCGTGAACTATGTGCTAATGTAGTAGTTGACGGAGATTTCGGCGGCGCTGTGAACACTGGCGTTATTGATATTAATTCTGTTAGAAAAAAGAATCTATGACATATATTTTAGTTGATACTGCAAACACTTTCTTTCGTGCTAGGCATGTAATCAACGGTGATGCTGATATCAAATTAGGTATGGCCTTTCATATTACACTAAACAGTATTAAAAAGGCTTGGCAAGACTTTGGTGGAAGTCATGTGGTGTTTTGTTTAGAAGGTCGAAGCTGGCGTAAAGATCATTACAAGCCTTATAAGGCACAAAGAGTTGCTAGTCGTGCCGCACATACAGAGCGTGAAGCAGAAGAAGAAAAAGTATTTTGGGAAGCATTTGATACCTTTAAAGAATTTGTCACAGAAAAGACAAATTGCACAGTGCTACAACATTCACGCCTAGAAGCAGATGACTTAATTGCTGGTTGGATACAGACACATCCAAACGATGATCATGTTATTATTTCGACCGATACAGACTTTGTACAATTGATTGCACCTAATGTACGCCAATTTAATGGTGTTATGGAAACTACTATTACACACGAAGGTATTTTTGATGCAAAAGGTAAAAGAGTCATTGATAAAAAAACTCAAGAACCAAAAGCCATTCCGGACCCCCAGTGGTTACTCTTTGAGAAGTGTATGCGAGGCGATACCTCAGACAACGTATTCTCTGCATATCCGGGAGTACGTGAAAAAGGCACAAAGAATAAGGTTGGTCTCCGTGAAGCCTATGGTGACCGAGACTCAAAAGGCTATGCGTGGAACAATCTCATGTTGCAACGTTGGTCCGACCACGAAGGTAAAGAACATCGTGTGTTAGATGATTATGAACGCAATCGTATTTTAATCGATCTCTCTGCACAGCCCGAAGAAATTAAAAACATTATCACAGAAACTATTTTAACAGCAACAACTGCTAATAAAAATATTAGTCAAGTTGGAATTAGATTAATGAAATTTTGTAATCTTTACGATCTTAAAAAAATTGCCGATCAGGCACAGGCCTATGCCGAGCCACTAAATGCGAGGTATTCAAATGAAATTAAAACTTTGTCCGTATGAAGATACTTGTGAATCAAAAACTAATGACTGCTGGGAGAACACTATGACAGACTTACACGCTAAACCAATTATAGAAAACAAATTCTGGATTGTTGAACGAGACGGTGAAAAATTTGCCACTCTAAGAAAAAACGAAGATGATAGATTTGTCATGAGTAACGAATTAGGTGTACAAATCTACGACACAAAAGAAAGTCTTACTAAACAATTTGGTAAAAATTTCTTTGTGGCTAAAATTATTAAAGAAGCCAACGATGCATTACCTAACGAAGTTCACGGTTATGCCACAAGTGCTGAGCCTCATAATGCAATGTATGATATAAAAAGAAAATTACCGTTGTTTACAAAGAGTGGAGATAGCAAGAGTTTGTACTGTGCAGGCTTTTATGTGATACGGTTCGATAAAGGATGGGTAAAAAGTTTTTGTCCTAAATTAATAACATTACAAAGGTATGAGTTTCAAGGTCCGTTTCAATCTGAAATTGAAATGAAACAGGTATTGGCTAATGTCTCAAAATAATATTCCAAATACGTTACCGGGTGTTGAAAAACTTATTCAACGCATAGCAGTTGCAGAGCGTGGTCAGCAAAAAGATATAAGATTAACAATTCAAGAAGCGAGAGAGCTTACTCAAGAATTAGCTGTGATGACTGCTAAATTAGGAAAAACTGTTCAGGAAATACACGCGATGCTGGTGGAAATACGTGAATCTACAACCAACATCAATGTTAAGTTTGACGGTGGCAACTTTAGTTAGACATAAATATATACGTGCTTTATAATAACACGTATAGATATGAGTCGACCTAAACCCAAAGTTATTCTTGAATACACTGACAAGGAAACATACAAAGTTGAGCAAATTCTCAACAGTGATGCCATTTGGGCTGTGTTTTACAAAGATCAGCCTTTTAACTTGAAAAGTGGTAGTATGGTATCCAGTTATCCTGGCCCAAAGTACAAAAAAGTTAGTTTTAGTAATCCCGGACACGCAAGAAATTTAGCCAAGAAACTGAACAAGTTGTTTAAGACCACAGACTTTGCAGTATTTAAATTAAATGCCGGAGAACGAGTAGACTAAATGGATTTAAAGGATACCTATACTTCGGTATTCCTCAAAGCCGCTGGTCAACCCTTTGACGAGAATATCATAAAAAAATTCCGCACTACCTGGTGGCAAAATGTCAGAGGTAAAGACTGTGGCGGCCTAAGACTTACAGATCAAGGGCTAGAATTTGTAGAAACTTATTCTCAAATCAAAACATACAAAGTTGAAATATTGAAAGAAATTAGTATAACTCCACAAATACTAGTTTGGTTAGATCAATTTATCGAATCGCCATATCATTTAACTAAAAAACATATTGTTGTTTTAAGAGAAAAATCTGCCTTTGAACTGTATTTGTTTTCAGGAGATGTAAGAAAAATGGGCTACGCCAAAGCCATGCATCAAAGGCTTAGCCAAGAATCCTGATCAAATTATTTGTTATCTATAAATATTTTTACAATGATCGAATATAATCCTTTAGACATTTTAAAGAAAAGATCACTTCGAGTGATGCCTCCGCATTTTGGAAAAATTAAACTCGAAGAAATAGATTTTTTTACAGACGAAATTGAAAACTGGATTCGAATCAAATTAAAAGGTAGATATGCTGTCGTGAAACTTTCAAGTATAGAAAACGATAGCAAATTGAAATCTGCAATGTTTGCGGGGTTTGAAGATCATAAAGAACTGACATATTTTATGTTAGCATGCCCATATCTAAGGAGAAACTAATGGACCAAGAAGTAACAACATCATCACCAGAACAAGAACAAACTCAACAACCACCAAGTGCTGCCGGTGCTGAACTTAATCTCAGCGATCTAGCTTCCTTGCGTAGTATTTTAGAAGTTGCTAGTAGTCGAGGTGCATTCAAAGCTGCAGAATTAGAAGCAGTAGGTAAGGCTTACAATAAGTTAAATACCTTTCTAGAATCTGTTGCAGCCAAAAAGGAATAATATGAAAAATCTCAAACACGTGGGTAAGATAAAAAACACAGGATCAAAAGTTCTTGTGGTTTTTAGAACGTTACCCGGTGAGTCAAATATGGCATTGGTTGTGCAAACATCTCCTTTGCCAGATCAATATCACAATGCAATCATTGATCTTGTAGATCAAGATGTTGCACAAGATGCATGGGAATTCGGTGAAATCCTTTTCACTCGACCATTCCCCGACGGTCGCCCTATGTTACAGGCACTACAGGCAGATAATCGTTTGATAAAAGTGGCTACTGATACTATTATCATGACACCTACTCCAAATTCAGAGATTTCATTGCATGAGCTAAATTCGTTTATTGCAGAACAAAAAAATTGCGCAATAGATGACTTGTATACGTTTACCAAAGGTGCTCCTGCTAAGAAAGAAACTGCAACACCAGTTCAAGAAACTGCTAGCGCAGCTGCCTCAGCCAATGAAGTACTTACTGATCGTGATATAGCTCGCAATTTTAGAAGTCAAGCAGATGCCATGTACAAAGAAGCAGCAAGACTACGGAAGCAAGCAGACGATTTAGATCCACCTGCAAAGAAAGCGGCAAAGGCCAAAGAAGCCGAAAGTGCCTAAACATTTATTTAGGCCGCCCATTCATTTGATCAAGGAATGGCCGGAAGTTTTTGAAGATATGTATATGAATACTATGCCAGTAGCATATTTAAAAAGCGTCCGGTTAGAATTTAACAATGGTAGAATATGGGAAATCGATATTCAAGAGCAGCTAGATAATGCAACTAATGACATTGTTGCTGAAAAACTGTTAGACACATTTCAAGAATATAGAGAAGATATTACCAAAGTAGATTTTTCTATTGATATTCAACGTCTAAAACAAGACATAACTGACAAAACTAACAAACTGCTTTAGACGGTTTGTTATGGTAATTGTTTACAAACGTTATAAAATTTCATAAGTTCTGGAAATGTATTTTTAAAGTTTGTGCCTCTACGACGATCATGTTCATCGACAAAGTTAACAAAGTCTTTTCTAAATTGTTCTTTTTCTGGGTATCCGTTTTTTATCTTAGATTCAAATACCGTAAGTACACGCTGTAATTTTTCTACCTCACTTATAAAAAATCCCATACGATCTTCTTCATTTTTATCGATGTTGTTTTTCATAAAATCAATCTGTACTTGTATATTAATAATAAACTCCTCCGATAATAAACCTACAACTTGATGAGAAGGATAATTTAGATAGGGAATATCTATATATACAGAATGATTGTTATTAATCCGAGGACTACAATGTTTTCTTTTCAAAACTAAAATATCTTCTAAGAACTGTTGATAACTGATTACACTTAGTAAATTGTAAGTACTCATGATATGAATTTGTGAGTCTGGAACAGAGCTAAGATAACGATCGCAATTTAATAACCATTGTTTATAATCCATGCCGTAACGTATGTACTCGGCTTGAGCTCCATATGCCTCACAGCTGGTGTAAACCATTACATTCTTAACAGCTTTGGCTGTTTGTATTTGTTGAATTTTTTCAATAAACTCATCCATTAGCTTTTCTGGAACGCATAGATTGCTGTTTATACCTAGCTCTAGTTCCGGATTTGGATGTTCTATGATATAGTCTAATACTCTAAAGGTATGTTTGGTCATTAACGGTTCGCCACCAGTAATTCTAAATGTATGAAGAGTAGGGTAAAGTTCAGGCCACCATTGCCAAAATGCTTCTACATATGGATTTAGATCACGCTCTAAAAAAGGCATCTTGTTCTGTGTCTTAATCCATTCTATATTGTTAAATTTTTGACTGGTAGGATATGCTCCAAACTTTTCAATTTCTTCCATCCATTTACTACTGACATCTGGACTACAATAACTACATTTAAAATTACATACATTACTAAAACTAATTTCTAAATAGCTTGGATTAACATGATTCAGCCCTTGAAGATCAGAAATTCTATCTTTACTCCATGGTTCGTAACTTTTTAACACTCTATCGCTAAGTACCTCACCTCGGTCTTCTACTTGCCAACAATATTCACATTCTGTAGGACGTTTGCCGTTAAGCATATCTAAACGCTGTTCAATCTTAAAAGACGTATTATGTAAGGCACTAGGACTACGTTTGATTTCTTCTAGGGGTATTAGATGTGTTCTTGGATGATGACAACTATGAGTATGTCCTGACCCTAAGTGTATAGTAACTTGACTCCACTTGGCTGCGCAATAACTAGGGCTAATAGGGTTTAGAATTTGTTCTTTAAAATCTATTCTTTTTTGACGCCATTTCATATGATTATTTAGATCCTGTTTGAGATCTATTTTTTTGTTTGTTGTTCATAATATTCTTTTAACCAATCAAAATCGTTGATTTTTTTAAGTGCTTCTAGATCGTCTTTATTAAACTCTCCGTATTCTTTGCCTGCTATTGCTCCGGCAATAGCTTCTTGTCCAAACGGTCTATCAGAACCCAACGTACACCATACATCGAGTCTATGTAATGTTTCTTCGCTTTTTTGTCTATCAATAATTTTACTGGACAATTTACAACATTCTCTAAACGCTGATTTCCAAGTGTTGAACGGATCAGTGTTAAATGCTGTGATGTTTGATATAGACTTTACTGCTCTAAATTTACTAGATATACTAGTTGTCATATCTGGCTTAGATACATCCATGCCTATAGTCATTGAAGTTGGCAATAGTTTAACTCCTCCATATCCGTACACTAGATCATTGATAGGATTTTTACTGCGCCAAACGTATACAATATCTTGCTCGTAGGCAGATACCTTATAATCAAAATTAAAATCTTCAACAATTTCAGCATCGCCGTCAACTACCCAAAACATACAGGTCTTTGCTAGTTTGGCGGCGGCTATGTGGGCTTGATGTATACCTTTAATTCCATGCACTCTTTTAGTTCTTGGGAATTTTGATTTTAAATTTATAAAATTAGCATCAGCTGTTGGCTCATTATAACTGATAAACACTATATCATAGAGTTCGGTGTTCTTTGGTTCGCTAGCAATTATATCTATTTTTTTATGATTTATGTAAAATCTTTTTTCAAGTTCTTTGTTACTTACATTTGAATGTTTTGAGAATAATGTTACACCATCATAATGGTCTGCATTTTTAAAAACATGGATGTATTTTTCATCCCATTTTGTAACAATATAACTAAAATCAAAATCATCTAAAACAATTATATCATCCCAAACTACCCAAAATAACTTAGTGAATGCTCTGTTGGAAATATCTGAGAAATTTTTTACATTTTCAATTTTTTGAGATAATGGAAATCTTTTGTTAAAAGATAACCAATCAGTGTCGTTGACAGTGTTTTTGCTTACATAAAAAATATCGTAGATCATTTTAGATATGTGTTTGTTAAATTCATTGTTTCGTTATACAGGTCTAAAGTATACTTGCTTTGTTTGGGATCCAAATAAGGGTAATTAAAACCTAATTGCTGATTAATTTTTATTCCAAAATTTTGTATATCCTGTTCAACTGTGTCATGATCAACATTTTCGTTATAAATATTTCTTAAGATTTCAAAATCTCTAACATCAACATAATTCCAATTTGTGCAGTTAGTCATCCAAGTTCCCATACGTGCGCCAAGCACAGCATATTTTCCATTTTCTTCATGTGAACCAACAGTTGACCACATTTTTAATCTATGAAGATTATGCCACCATACACGTTCTTGAATTTCATCGGGCAACACTTTGACTCCGTCTAACAAAGTCATTTTAACACCTTCACGGAATCCTGCTCGCCAGGCCTGAAAAGGTGATCCTGTAATAATTGTTTCACTATAACATTCTTTAAATTGTTGGTACCCATTTTCCCAACAAAAATCTACCTGGCCACGATCACTGTCACTGGCTTCGTGCGTTTTCATATTAAGAATAAAATCCTTACGCCATATTTTCAGCCCGCCATTTCCGTATCGTAATCCGTTAATTTTATTACGTGCTAACCAGCTGACTACTTGTAAATTTTTTTGATCAGGATCAAACTCTGTGTTAAAAAATTTTGTGTCAACAATGTTGTCTGCATCTACAGTAATAACCCAATCTGTTTCTGATTGTCTTGCAGCTTCTTTGTGTGCTTCATCGCTGCCTTTTATTCCGTGTACTCTTTTAGCCCAAGGAACTTTATTGCATAGATCTGCATAATGCAAATCTGCATTTGGCTCGTCATAGCTTAAAAATACAATATCTAGTTCTATAGTTTTCATATTTTTTCAAAAACATAATTTTTTAATATTCTTCTTGTAAAAATACTAAATTGATTGTGAGATCCTGTGTAAATAAATTCTTTAGAACTTTGTTCTAAATCTTTTAGTTGAAAAACTATTGTCTGATAGAGATCGTGTGGATCATTATAGCCTGTGATAAAAAACTGCATTTCAGTACTTCCGGCCCATTGAATCTTTCTAGTTTTAATCGAATTGTGTAAAACAAAAATTATTTTATTTTCTAATTCATTGTATTGAATAATAATATCATTTTTTTGATCGGGCACATATTTTTTATCAATAACTCTATGCAGTACATCGTCGATCTTAACAAGACTGTGCTTGGTAATGATTTCAACTGTTTCAGAATCCATATCTACAAAACAGGAACTCATTTGAATTATTCCGCTATGTATATCTTCTGCTAGATCTCTATCAATTTTTATTTTATATTGTTTATCATAAGCAGCAAGATCGGGATAAATTCCAGTAACTTCACCGGTAGTGGGCTCAAAAATTGCCCAGTATTCTACTTGTGGTGCAGTATATTGCTGTAACCAACTGTCAAAATCAATTATTTCTTCCATAGAATTTTCTCTAAAATACTAATAACTTCATCAGTTACATAATTTTTTTCGTTATAATGAACAATATCTTGTTGCTGATAATTTCCAATTTTTAATTTACCCTTCAGATCAAAATAAAATCCAACATGGTCAGAAACTTTATCAGCAGGCCAGGGCCAATTTTGTATCATTGGTTTTAAATGAACTACTTTAGGAAATTCTAAATCATAACTGATATCGTCTTGAATATCTAAAATTTTTGCAGCTAAACTAAATGCTTCGTCGGTACCTACTACTTTTGGAATATAATTTTCTAAAAATAAATTTTTAAATTCATTAGGATTTTTTAAAATGTGCCTACCTAATGAAAAGAATTCTTCGGATAGTTTAGAATCTTTTTTAAAAAATGTGTAAAAAGAATATAAATTAGGAAGATCGTTATGTTCAAATGTTTTTCTATAATACGAATCTTTTACGATCTCTCCTCGATAGGTATATGACTTATTGGGAATATATAGTTCAGAATTCTCAATAAAGTATTCAACCCAATGACTATAATCTCTAAAAAACAACATGTCTGCATCTAAACATACGGTATAGTCCCAAGGACTTAGTTTATCCATCCAACTTCGACCATCCCAAAAAGTTTCTTGATTCCATTCAATAATTTCGTTAAACACCCAAGGACTTTTTAGTTTTTTAACATCTTCAATATTATCAGTTACCAATGCTACTTTGTCAAATCCTTTTCTTTGAGTATTTTTAATGCTCAATGCTAGAGCATAAGCTAATTTTAAATAGTCAACTGAATCGTTTTTAGAAACTACAATGAGATATCCAAAAGTCATAATATCTCCAAAAATTCTTTTGCATTTCTAATTACACTCTGTTTGTTCATTACATGGATATCCAGATCTTTAATAGATGCAATGACCACGTGATCTTCAGACAAGTTATCATTTAAATAAACACGCAATTGATTTTTACCAACAGAATGAATTAGATCTTTATCTAACAGTGTTAGTATCGGGGGGAGATTTTCAGCTCCTGTGTCAAATCCGTTGAGCATATGTTTTGCTATGCTGAAAGCAATGTCATTTCTATATTGTTTGGGGTTAAATCTAAACAAATCTGCAAAATAATTATAATTTGTTCGTATAACATCTACTAGGTCAAAGAATATTTTAGATTCACTATTTTTAGTAAACATTACTGTAGTTGCCCAATATAACGGAATTCCAGTTTCAGAAACCCAAGAATCCAAAATACCTTTTCTATCTCCTCTAACATCTTGCATGGATGGAGATAACATTACATCGGTATCGGCATCCCAATATTGATTCAAGCTGTCGGACATAATTAAAAAATCGCTATCTATCAACAATGTTCTATCATATGGTGTAAGGTCCCAAACTGAAGCTCTATTTGAATTTACAAAAGGAACTGTTTTAGAAGTGTATCCATCGTTAAGTACTCGAATATTTTGAGTAACAGGTTTTTCAATTTCTATAATTTTATCAAAAGTTTCTAGAGAAAGATCATAGATACCAGAAGTCTGCATCCATTCTATTGTGAATTTGTCAACTACCAAAGACACAGGAACTTGCAGATTCGTTTTTGCAAATTTTGCAGATATTAAAGACATCAAGGCATAATCAATATCTCTGCTGTTGTGAGCAAATATTAATATTCCTTTTTTCATAAATCTACTAATTTTTCAACTGTTCTACTTTTTTTAATTTTTTCATATTCGCTCATATATTCAAAACTGGCTGAAAAATATCTATCAAAAATTTCATCTCGAAATTTCACCAAGTCGTCGATGAGTACTGGGTTTTCATTGGTATCAATTAATGGTATACCGGATACTCTACCTTGATCAATACACAATTGAACAAAAACAATTAAAGAATGATCAATATGAAAAATGCCTCCGCTGGCGCCATAGGTTAGTTTAGCTTGTAGTTTTTCTTTTAGAAGCCTTCTTTGTATTGCAAGTGTTTGGCGATACTTAGAAAAATCCAATGCAGTTTGTAAACGGTCGTCCATAATCATCCTCAGTTATAGTAGCATATTATTTATATGCTGCTGTTGTTGATGAAAAATTATGTTCCGCCGATTGCGGTAATTGAATATGTGGGTCTAGTGATGGTAAAAGTTCCAGATGGAACTAAAGAGCCGGTGGCTCTTTTTTCGGTGACTGTAACTGTTAGTGTTCCGTCAATAATGTCATCGGGACCGGGAGCACCTGGATCAGTATAATTATCAACAAATCTAACTCGAATAAACACAGTAGTAGCTGTACCAGCAGAATTATCTGCAACATCGCATCTGGCATCTAAATTATAACTATTTGCCGAATATGGAGCAGATGAAGATAAGGTATAAAAATTTTGATACGAATTGGTTAATTTATAAAAATTTTGACCGTTCATCGGACTGAATCCGGCCGATGGAGTTTGACTACCAAATGCTTGCATTCCAGCAGAGGTAGTTAAATTAGACCAATCATTGTTTTGAGCAGTACTGTCTCCGCCAGTTCGTGAAGATTGAATTCTAATCTGCCCCCCACTGTTAAAAAACCAACGACACAGATTAGCATTAGCAAAAGTTGCTGTGACTTCACACACAACCAAAGAATTCCATTGCGTGGATCTAGTAGAACTTACTGCACTTTCTGTTAAAAATCTACCTGAACCTATATTGAATCTATTTGATATTGCAGTTGAGATTAGACTGTTGTACTGTGTGTTATTGGTGAAAGAAAGAGTCTGACCTTCATTAATATCAGTAATCGTTGGTGCTACCCCATCTTGATGTGTTCTAGCATTAACAATATCAAATCTCAAAAGGTCCCAGTCAGTTTGACTAATTTTTTCATGATCAACTTTAGCAGAACTTTGTAAAGTTTGACCATAACCATAGGTAGCCGAACCGTTGCCGATAATATCAATTATGTTAGCACGTAGATTATTGTAGTCTGTGGTCTTTATAAGATCATTAACAGCCATTGTAGTCCTTAATCCTTTTCATAAGACTATTTATACAGGTGTTAAGAGCCAGATATACCAGAGATGGAGTAGCCAGGTCTTGTTATAACAAAGGGACCAGTGCCTAATGGTTGTAGTGTGCCCGATGCTCGTAATTCATCTACAGTAAGAGTTAATGTGCCATCAACATTATCTGGAAAACTTGGGCTGCCGCCGCCACCATATGTATAGGTATCAGTGTAAGTGACTCTAAAAGTTAAAGTAGTGGCTCCACCTATGCTATTATCGGCCACGTTAGAAACCACTTCAATTCTATATTGATTTGATGTATACGGGGCACTTGAGCTCAAAGTAAAAAATGTTTGGTAACTATTTGTTAAATTGTAAAAATTTAATACTGCGGTGTTTCCGCCAAACGCCACGGTTCCAGCGGAATCTAATATGTTTGACCATGAAGAATTTTGCGGACTTGCTGTGCCGCCTGTTCTAGAACTTGAACATCTTACCTTACTGCCGCTGTTAAAAAAGTGACGAGCTTGATCAGCGGTAGCAAAGGTTACTGTCACTGTTGCTGTAAGACTGGAATTCCATGCTGTGGTTCGAGTAGCCGACGTAGCTGACTCGATAACAAATTGACCGGTACCTATACTAAATTTATTTGCAATTGCGGTATCTGCTTGAGTGTTATATTGATTGTTGGGATGCCCTGCCCCGTATCGTACAGGTTGTCCTGAGGTAGCAGTAACAATTGTCGGTGATACTCCATCTTGATGAAGTCTGGCATTGAATATGTCAAATCTCAAATTGTCCCATTGCGCTTTTGTTACTGTATTACCAAAAGCCACAGGAGAACTCAGCAGTGTTTGGCCGTAGCCTGATTGACCAGCCCCTGTTCCCATAATACCAATAATTTTTGTTCTTATTGTATTATAGTCTACTGCTTCAATTATTAATCCTGTACCTGCGGCCATTTTAAATCCTTACAATATTACAGCTTCAACAAGTTTTACACCTGTATTGCTATTAGATTCTAATGCAACTGCAAACACTTCACTAGAATGGTGAACTGCTACAGAAGCACAACCGTCATTGGCTGCTATTAGATTGTCTCCCTTTTTAACCGATCCTATTATTTTTACTGGAACTCTGCCTTTAAGGGCAATATATGTACCGCCTTCTAGATCTCGATTCATCATAAATGCAGGATTGGCACTGACTACTCCGATGGCTCGTTTACCCCAGGTGCTAGCAGTGACTTCTTTTTCTCCGCCTACAACTATCACTGTTCCGGTGTCGTATTCTTGATCTGTTAGATATTTTTCTGCAAGGTCAGCATACTGTGCTGAGGTAGCAGTTCCGTTGAGTATGTTACAATAAATGTTTGAGCTAGCATCTCTAGCTACAATTGTATTGGCTGTTGAAGTATGTACGGCAGTTCTGTAGGCTCCGTTATACAACAATGTGTTTGCCTGAGTAGCTGTTCCTGTGAATTGATTGGCCACTAGGTTGCCACTAGCGTCTCTTAAAGCAATTGTATCAGCAGCAGCAGTAACATCTTGTATTTTATTATTCAATTGCAAGGCATTACTAGCTGTTCCATTAACTGATCCTACATATACCGCTGTGCCTGCACCTGCACCAGAATTTAATACAGTAACTCCTGTAGACGAAACTATATTACCAGTTAACGATCCGTTAACTGATCCTGTCAAGTTACCTGTTACATTACCTGTTACATTACCTGTAACGTTGCCAGTGAGAGCTCCATTAAATGTGGTAGCAAACACTGTGGCCCATCTTGCAGATGTAGCACCTAAATTTCTTGCATTGTTTGCTGCTGGGTAGATAGCATCTGCGCCAAATACATAATCTCTATCTCCGCCGGATGTAACAATTCTTACAGTGATTGTTTGAGATCCAGAAGATCCTAATTGATTAGAAATAACAGGTTGATCGCCTGATTCAACAAACACTTTTAAATCATCAGTATCACCTAAAGTGTAACCGACGTCATAAAACTTTGCACCATTTGGAAATAATGCATTGGTATTTCTAAGATATTCACTAGCTGCAAACCCTCCTAGTTTAGAAGCATTAGAAGCGGTTCCCCAATGAATATGATCATCTGTAGTTACTCCGGTAGCCGGGGTATTGATTAGAGTAAGACCTTTTTTGATTTCACTAAACCCGGTAATAGGATTAACTGAAGGATTTAGTGTAAATGCAGTCTTACTCATTATATATTGTGTATCGCTGCTAACGGTGAATTTAATAATTGTGTGATTTACATTACTAGTATCTTTTACTACTACTACTTCTACAGCAGTGGCGCCTGGATCTTCTGCTATTTGAGGACCTACCAGCACAAAGGATGTACCATTAGATACATACAATTGCTCAGTAGTAGTGTCTAGCCAAAAATCTCCTGCAACAAGTCCGGAAGGTGCTGTTGCACTAACTTCCGATCCGCCAGATGTTCTAAATCTAGATCCATCATAGAATTTAATTTTTTTGTTTGCACTGTCGAACCAAACTTGACCTAGTACAGCTCTTGGTGGTGCGGAAGTGTTGGCAAAATTCTCTAAAAGGTGTAAGAAATTTTCGTTCTGTACTTCGCCATAACCTGCGTAATTTTTACCTAAGAAGCGTAGATCAGTAGTGGTATCAATGGTACCGTCTTCTACTGAGACTAAAAACGTGCCATTAAATCTGTCTACTTGATATGCCATCAATCTACTCCAATATTATTCTATTATTTATCTGAGCAGATTTATTATAATCTACCCACTGCAACTTCAATTACACCTTCTGTGCCATCGAAATCACCAAGTGCTTTGCCTATTACAGTGCCCATTTGTGGAGTTTGGACAGTTCTAGCAAAACCATTTCCTCCGCTAATTAACATATCACCTTTTCTGATTGAGCCTCTAACTTTACAGGGTGTTCTTCCTTGTAATGCTACAGCGGCCACATATGTTCCTTGACAGTTACTGTTCATTAAATAAGCAGGATTTGTAGTAACAACTCCTGCTACTCTGTTGGTGCCATCTTGTGCAAGTGTAACTTCAAATTCGCCGCCAAATTCTAGCACTGTGCCAGGAGGATACTCTGCATCTGCAACATAGTTTTCAGCTAAGTCAGCATATTGTGCGCTGGTTGCAACACCGTTAAAAATATCTGCATACACACTGCCAAACGTTCGTCCTGGTAGTCCTATATTACATTTGCTTGAAACATCTCCTACAAAAGTAGGATCTGCTGAGCCGCCTGCGGCTAGCGCCACCGAGCTTGAAATAAACTCAAAACTTGCTTCATCACCAGTTTGAAATGCATCGTTGATACTGATTGTAAAACCCAACCCGTTAGTAATAGCTAGAGTAGGAGAGTTTCCATTTATAAACAAATGAATTTCGCCTGCATCTCCAATCGTTGCGCCTGCATCTGTAATTGAAACTCCTGCTAATGTTCCCACTGAAGTCAAAGATGAATCAATTATTCCAGCAGCTAATGTTGATCCGCTCAAAGTGCTGGCTGCGGCGGTAACTGTGATGTCTTGTGATCCGTTAAATTGCACGCCGTTGATGGCTCTTCCAGGAGTTAATGTGCTAGCCTGGGCGGCAAGACCGCTGAAAGTAAAACCTTGTATATTATTGGCTACAAGACTGTAAAATGTACTTGTACCAGATATTGCAGTAACATTGCCTGTTAATGGTCCAATAAATTGGTCTGCTGTTATCGTTCCGCCTGCAAAACTACCCGTACTATCTCTAGCAACTACCTTACCTATGGTGTTAACTGAGGATGCATCTACTGACCAAGTGGTCGCTGCACTGCCGTTAAAATTGCTGCCTGTTAAATATGTACCTCTAGTTAGAATACTAGGAGTATTAGCAGTAACAGTAATATCATTATTGCCATCAAAATACGCACTGTTAATAAATCTTCCGTTCTGCAATCTAGTAGCGGTGGTTGAATTACCTGATAGATTGCCAGAGATCACTGCGTTTGTTGATAGCGTAACACCTTTTTGTAACTCATTAAAACCAATAATAGCATCTAAAGTATTGATTGTAAAAGTATCCGAACTGTGTATGGACAATACTTCATCATTAACCAACACCAACAACACTGCATGATTGACACTGTTAGTATCTCTTAAAATTGCTGCTTTGATCCTCGTTTCACCGAAACCAGATACTCCCTCGGGTCCTACAAGTGTCCATCCTGATATATTAGAATAAACGTACAATTGTTTGGTTGAGATTTTATACCAGAGAGCACCTTCAGTTGGGCCGGGCGGTGCATTTTCCGAAGCTGTAGCAGCTCCCACAGGCACCCAATTGATTCCATCATAGGTATTTAATTTGTTATTGGCACTGTCGTACCAAGTTTGTCCTTCTACAGCACGAGCTGGAGGATTTGTTCCGGCAAAATTTTCCAAGAGAAACACAAAATTTTCATTCTGGGTTTCTCCATAGCCCACATAGTTTCTACCAACCAATCCAATACTTGTAGAAGTATCTAAAGTTCCGTCTTGAAGAACAACAAGTTCTGACCCGCTATATTTGTTTATAATGTATGGCATTGATTCGCTCCTTATGTATTTAACTTAAGAGCTAAATGTCCAGACACCTGCCTGTAGTATAAAAGTTTTAACAGTTCTAAAAACACTGATAGGTTGTGCAGAAACATTAATAGGACTCACAATTGTTTGATTTGTTATAGCAAATGCAGTTCCTGTTGGAGTAACAAATTCAGCAGTAGTTGGAGCTCCGAGACTAGTAGTGGCGGTAGAACTTATGTTTGCAAGCCTTGTACACAAGATTCTAGCCAATGTACCGTTTTCGTATTCGTTTACAGGAGCCAAACTGGTTAAAATTGCAGCAATGTCGCCGTCGGTTGGAAAATCTGATACATCTATACTAAATACCAATGAACGAGTTCTTACCACATTTAGAACATATTTCTTGTTGGTAGCTTCGGATAATTCAGTAGCACTTAATGCGGTACCAATTGATCCAGTATTTTCAGTAGTTTGTACAGGGGAATTTTGACTAGTAGTAATCAATCCTGTTAGCAAAGGTGAACCAATTAATACAATGTTTCCAGTACCGTCGGGTGCTAGCTCTAGATCTAGAGAACCTATGGTAGATATTCTTTGATTGTCTATAAAAACATTGTCTACTGACAAATTTATTAAAGTTCCTACATTGTTTAAATTAGGAAAAGAACTTGAAAAACATTGTGTTGAAGTTAACACTGTATTTCCAGCAATTTTATAATTTTGCCCTGCGGCTAAATTGATATTTTCTGTGCTGAACCATCCAACATTTTTATCCCAAGTAAATTCATGGTCACTGGTTCCTCTTAAAATGAGGCCGCCGCCATCGGCGTATTCATCGGTATTAGAAGAACTATCACCGAGACTGGCTAAAACAACATTTTTGTCTTCGATAGTAAGTACGCTGGTATTAATTGTGGTTGTATTTCCTTGAACCACAAGATCACCTACCACTGTTAAACTACCCCCAACTGTGGTTAAACTATCAGTAAATCCGTCATAAATTTTTACTTCTCGAGTTGGTGAAACAATGTTAACCGCTGTTTCGCTTACAACTCCTTTTTGTACAGCAAAACTAAGATTCTTATTTGAAGCTGTGTTATACAATCTCACATTACCGGCAGCAACGTTAAATGCTCCTTCAGTACCAGCTCCTACATTAAGTCCACTGTTGTTGGTAATGATCAACGGTTCTGCAAAATTGTTTGCTTGGTCGCGACGAGCATAAAGAGATGCAGTAACATTATCAAGTCGATCTGCGTTAGTTGCAGTGACATTGAATTTTATGCCTGCTAGTGTTCCAGCATTAAATCCAGGAACAATACTTCCGCCAAAACCTTCTATGTTTAATTTAGGCGTAAATGCGTCTTTGGAAAATATTCCTAACAAAATTCCATTGTTGTATAAGTAGGTTACAACACGGGATGCATTTAACGAATCTAAAATAGTTTCAACTTTGAATCCACTGAGTCCTTGTGCCTGAGAATAAGCAGGACCAAGTAAAATAAAACCAACGCCGTCATAAAAGTATAATTGTTTACTAATGTTGTTAAACCATAAATCTCCGGCACCCGGTTGAGCGGGCTGAGAATTTGAAATACTAGCTGAACTTACCGGAACAAATCCTGTACCGGTGTAAACTTTTAGTTTTGCTTCGCT